GTAATCTTCTAAATCGTCGTGATTGTCTGGAAATGTTTCTACTAAACAACATAACTCATATGATTCTAATGATTGTTCCAAACAAGGATTACCACCCATTACTCTATGGTCTTTGTTATCACCACCATTTTTCATACGAGAATAATGTCTCATATTATCCAACCAAGCTAAACCTGGTTCTCCATTATCTACGATTCGTTTTGCAACTTCTGTATAATCCATACCGAGTTCTGCAAATATTGAATTGTTTGATGTCCAACCATATTGGTCTCTGTGTGGATTTACTTTGTAATTCTTTAAGTCTAAGTATTCTTCACTATCTGGTTCCCCAAATACAATCTCTGCTGTTCTACGAACATTACCAGCTACAACACATTTACCAATTAAATTCATAATATCTACAATGGTTGTAATTGTGATTGGTTGTCCTGTATTACCCTCTAATACTTGTCTAATACTTTCGTGAACTTCCTCTAATGGTTCTGGTCCTGATGATACTCCACCAAAGCCTTTAATAGGTTCACCTGCTAATCTAATCAATGAATAATCAAATTCAATAGGTGCTTGTCCGTGAAAATAACTTTCTAATAATAATTTTAATGATTCTACCCAACCCTCACGAGTATCTGGTATTTGGTATTGTTGTGAATCTCTTTTAATCTCAACACCCTTAACGACAATTTCCCCTGCACCTTTTGTATCGAAACCAACACCAACACCTAACATTGATGCGTCCATTAAGAAACAAAATGGTTTAGAATAATCATCTTTAATTGTTTTTGTTGATACAAATGCACAATTGTTTAACGCCGCATATAAACCTTTTTCTTCAGTTATTGGTGTTCCCATAGCCCATAAACCACGACCAGGCGGTAAGAACTTCATATTAAAAATTCTATCATACATTTCTTGTGCAGATTTTTGTGCTTGCCAAGGATTCCAACCTAATTGGTGTGAATCTATCCATTGTTTTTGCATTGAATAAGTTCCCTCGACTACTCGTCTTACGGTTTCCCACCATCTCTCATTTTTTCCATCTTGTTTAATTCTTGAATAGGTTCTCATATAGACTAATTCTCCAAGACCATTGAACCCAAATGGTGCTTTTTTTCTTTTATATTTGTCTACGAAATTGTCCGATAACTGAAATTGCATTAAAACTCCTTTTTAATTTTTAATCTGTTTTGTTCTAATATAAATATAAGATTATTCAAAACCGTCTACTTCTTTTTGATGTATTTGCAACTTTTCTTTCAAAGTTTTTCTCAAAAATTCCTCAGAGTTGTCCATTTTCTTTTGTTGTTGAACTCCTTGTTTTGAAGTGGATTTATAGATATCAATCTTACCAAGTTCTGTGTCCATTCTTGAAGGAAATGTTATTCCGTCAACACCAAACCTGTTTTTGATAATGTGAAATCTTGCGGTTTTTCCAACCTTATCTTCTACTTTTCTAGACATACTCATCACAAAATCTGCAATCATAATCTTAGAATAAGACTCAGATACTTTTGTAGCATCTATGACTTCTTCTTCTAATGATGAACGATTGGCTTGTGAAGCAGTCCAAATCGGTAAATTTAATTCTCCTGCTAGAGCTCTTAAATCTTCATAGATAGACTCTAACACAAATCTTTTTTCTTTTCCAACACCCATTAAAATATCAGCATAATCAACTAACACCATATCTGGTTTTATTTGTTGTAGTTCTAATTGTTTTAAATGAGAACCTAGTGTTTGGACTGATGCTGATTTTGTTGGATAATATTTAATCATTAATTTTCCAGGTAATTTTTCTAATTTTTTCTTGACATCATCTTTATAATACTTTATATTAGATGTTGTAATACCACTAAATATCGTATCGTATCTTAGTCCTACATAATTTTCATTTAACTCTAATGAATAATGAACAATTGTTTTTCCTTTTTTTAATCCATTAGCTCCAATACATTGTAAAGCCCAAGATTTACCAATACCTGCTGGTGCAACAATTACACCCAATTCACCACCACCAAGACCCCCGTCCATAATGTCATCTATCTCACCCCAACCAGATTCAACAACATCTCTTGCTGATTTAGATAATCTTTCTTCTAAACTTACTAAATAGTCGTGTCCAACATCTCTTTCAGTTCCGGCTGACATTGCTTCATCAACTTTCTTTTTGATTTCATCATAATCTTGGTTTTCTAATAGACTTACTGAATCTATAATAGCATTTTTTAATTTTTGATTTTTACAAAACTTAATAGTTTCTTTTTGAGTAAATTCTAAATCAGTTGACTCTCTATGATTCCAAGCATCTTTTAACTTATCAACAATAGAAGTTTTTAATATATCATCTTCTACTTCATTTATTTTTACCTTGATTACTTCTAATGTAGGACTTGTTTTAAATTCATAGAAATAAGATATAATAGTTTTAACTAACCATTTATTTGCGTCAGAATCAAAATATTCTTCTTGTAAAATATCTGATATTGTTTGTAAGAAAGTTTTCTTAACTAACAATGATGCTATAATTTTAGACTGAAACGAATTTCCAAAACTCGTTAGTTTTTCATTCTCCATACAACTTATTCCTTGTTTCTTTTCTAATTTTGTCTTGTTGTTTTAGACGATATCTTTGTCGGGCTTGTAACTTTAATTTTTCTTTATTACGCTCATAATGTTCTTTTTGCCATCTTAACTGAGCTTCTTTCTTTTCTTCTTTTGTTTTGTATATTACTTTTCTACCCATAAATAAATATCATTTTTATTTTCAAAATCAAATAAATTTTTTCCAAGCTTTAATTGGTGCTTCTAATTTATCAACACGAGCTTTTGCAATCTCGTAATATTCTTCCTCATTATCAATACCAATATAGTTTCTTTCTAATGAAACACACGCAAGTGGTGTAGTTCCACTTCCCATAAACGGGTCTAGTACCATATCACCTTTACGACTACCTAATGTAACTAAATAATTCATCAATGTCAAGGGTTTTACCGTTGGGTGTATATTACGACTTGGTGCTTTTTCACTACCGAACTTTCCTGATGCTGAGTTTACATCATCAATATAATCTCCAACTCCACCACCACCACCGGTAACTTGTTTGGTTTCAAAATCATCTAATCCGTTGTTCTTTTCTGATTTACTGGCTTTTGGAACAATCATAAATGGAAATGTTTTCTGAACTGGTTCTGGTAATTGTTTGATGTTTTTTTCAAACCAACTATCTAAACTAAAGTATCTTGAATAACCACCACTATCTCCGAAACCAGGGTCTTCATTTCTAACATCACTTTCGAACTTTCCATATATTCCATAAGTTCCTATACCTTTTTTATTACCACTTCTACCACCTGTTGATTTAGTAATCTTTCCGTCATCTAATACATTATCACTAACTAATAGATTTGCTGGAAATCTACCCATTGGATTGGCTTCTGCGGTATCATTATTTTCTGACTTAAATCCACTTGTTTTAAATACTGAACCTTCTGTTCTTGGTTTTCTTTTAGTGGTTTTATATGGTTTTCTTTTTGCGTTCTGAACTTGTCCATAAGATAGTTTATCAATACCGATTGCTTCTTTGGATTTTTTACCGACATCTCGTAGGTCTGGCATTGTTTGATTTTCTGGTTCTACATAACCTTCTTCAAATGGTATTCTACAATCATCAAACCAAGTGATACCTTTTCCATTATCTTCTGCTTGTTCTAAATAACCTTTTTTATCTAATGGTTTCATTGCGACAATCACAACTTCAACTGCTGGTTTTGGTTGGAATCCTGCATAACTTCCGTCAAGTTCCTTTTTATCTCTACCAACTTTATCCAACATCTTACCCATATTCATTGCTTTTGGAAACCCACTTGCGTATGTCCAATAGATTGGTGTGTAGTCAATTCTAAATCCAACCTTTTCTAACATTTCAGCCATACGATACTGAACATCACTTCTTGGTGCAGACATAACGAATGCCATTGAACCAGGTTTCAATACTCTGAAACACTCCTCAAATATTCCAATATCTGGAAGAACTTTATCCCAATCTCTACCCATAAATCCATAGCCGTATGGCGGGTCTGTGCATAATAAATCTACTGAGTTATCATCATACTTTTTTAATTCTTGTAAAGAATCGCCTTTTACTAATTCAGATTTCATTTTATTGTCCTATAAATTTTACTAATGTTTGAAATTTAGTTTGTAACCAAGTTTCTAAATTAGGAAGTGCTGAATACATTTTATCTTCTAAAAACATTTTCTTAAATGTTTCTTTTTGTAATTTAGGTATTGGTTCTCTTATTTTGTCTAAGGTTTTTGTTTTGGCTGATGCTGATATATTTACATTGTGTAATTGCATTAAATCATAGTTTCGTTCCATAAGTTCTCTATGTTCTTCTAGTTCACTTGATTCTTTTATTGCATCATCAACTGAAAATTGTTTTTCTTCTTGTAAAAATGGTAATTTTTTAATTACGGTTTTTAATCCATAACCACGAACACCATTAATATTATCAGATTTATCTCCGTCAAATATTCTATACATTAATAAATTATGTGCTGGAATTCCATATTCTTCCATTACTTGTTCTGGTTTGTATAGTTTTTTCTTTGTTGGTGACCATACTGAAATTCTATCATCAACTAATTGAAGAAAGTCTTTATCTGATGACATTATCGTTACTTTACTATCAGTTAAAACTTGTTTGGATGCGTATGCAATAATATCATCAGCTTCCACATTGTCTATTGATAGTAAAGTAATCGGTAAGTATTCTAAGTAATCAATCGTTCTTCTGATTTGTCGTATCATATTTTCGCGTTCGTGTTCAATATTATCAAACCCATACGCTCTATTTAACCGAATATTAGTTTTTCTTTTGGCTTTATATTCTGGATATAATTTACGACGGCGACTTGACCCACCCTTTCCATCAAACATTATGATGCAACGAGTAGGTCTAAACATATTGATTGTGTAACCTATTGATTTCAGAAAACCAACTATTCCACCAATGTGTGTCCCATCATCATTAGTAGTTGGTATAACACTAAATACTCTAATAAAAGTATTCAGTCCATCTATTATCAACACATTTTCATTTGGATTATCTCCAAGTTCCGAGCCGCCTTTTTTAATATCATCAAGAATCGATAAATACTTTTTTTTATTCATCTCCAATGACTTCCCCTGTATATTCTATATCATCAATACCTACATTGCCTTTTTGGTATTCTAAAATACATTTTTCACAAATTTGTTTGTAAAGATGATTACGAAGTCCGTCATTAGTTTCCATTAACTCTTTAAAGTCTTTTGATTGGAATTTATATTCTTTTTTGCGGTATTCTAAAGTGTACCAAGCACCAGCTGATTTTACCAACTTGTGTTCTTTCATTACACCTAACCAACCACCATAGTTATCAATTCCGGAATCAAAATACATATCGTAGTCTGCGTGTCTCAAAGGTGGCCCTAATCTGTTTTTAATGATTTGAGCTCTACACTTCATACCTAAGATATTCTTTTTCTTACTATCTTTGATTTGACCCATATTTTTTAATCTAACACGGGTTGAAGCGTGAAATGGTAATGCTTTACCACCACTCGTAGTCCACGGGTCTCCAAACATAACACCTAGTTTTTGTCTTAATTGATTTGTAAAGACAAGTGATACTTTTTGACGACCAATCATTTGAGTTATCTTACGAAGTGCTTTTGAGATAACGATTGCTTTTGTAGTCGCATATCCGTCTTTACCAAAGTCTGCTTCTATTTCAACTTTTGTTGATGTAGCCGCTAGTGAGTCCACCAAAATAGTTACTAATCTATCTTTGTCTGATTCACGAACTTTAGTAATGATATCTTCAATGGCTTCAAATATATCTTCAACACATTCAAAGTGTAGATATAATAGTTTACTAACATCAACACCAATAGCTTCCAAGAAATCTCTACTGACTGATGTTTCTGTATCCATATAAACTGCGATACCACCTTTCTTTTGAGTTTCTGCAAGTATGTGAGATGCAAGTAATGATTTACCACTTGATTCTAATCCATTGATTTCTGTAATTCTACCAACTGCAATACCTCCGTCTTCACGATTAGAGATTGCTAAATCTAACATTGAAGACCCTGTTGAAATAAAGTCTTTAATGTCTGTTGGTGTATCATCACTTCCGTCAAGGAAATACGCTACTTTGTTGTCTTTGAACTTTTTGTTCAAGTTATCGGCTATGACATTAGCCAAATCGTCTTTTACTGACATTTTCTCTCCTTAGTTATTGAATAAATCGTCGAATTGTTGACTAGCATCTTGGACTTTTGAAGCTGATTCTTTTTCAGCTTTGTCTTCTGCTAGTTTTTGGTCAAATTCATTTACTGATTTTTTTGGTTCTTCTGTTGAAGTTTCTGTTGTTTCTTCATCAGGATTTAACCACTCGTTCAAGACATTTGTCAAATCTTCATATGACAACTCTTGATAGATATCGGTAATTTCTTTTTGAGTATCTTTAATTCGTTCCAATATATTAGAGTCCTCAGTTATCGGTGTTTGATTAGGTTTAACACGAATTGAAGTTGAAGGAAATGATGCTCCTGTTTCTTCAGCAGTTTTAAACTCTAATGTAATATCACGACCATTTTTCGGGTCTGTAATGTCTCCGTAATCTGGGTCAGCTATGATTGAAAGAAGTTCTTGATAAACTGTCTTTCCAAATCCCCAAAACTTAACTCCTTCAGATTCTTCACCACGAACAATAACAGGTGCAAAAGTTCTCATCTTGGCTTCTAATTTTCTACCTAAAGTGAAATCGTCTTTACTTCCTGTTGTTTTTAGTCTTTGTGAAAATTCTTCAATCGGGTCTGGTCTACCGAAACTGATTGGTGAAAGGTAGTTCTTACCACCTAAATTATAGTGAAAAAATAACTCTATAAATGGTGTATCTGGATTGAATTTGTAAGGAACTACTCTAACTTGTTGTTTTCCTGGTTGCGGTTTCCAAAGATTTGAAGTTCTTGTGTTGGTTGATTGTAACTGGTTTAACCTTTTTTTGATTGCGTTAATATCCATTTTGTTTCTCCTATTAATTAATTGTTAATTGTTTAATTGTTATTCAGTAATAAATATAAAGAAGTTTTCTAAAATACCAAGCTTTTTTACCAATCTTTAACATTTATTATTTTGAATATTTTTGTAGGGATAATATTCAAACCCTCTTCATTTGTCAATAGTAAATTATTTTGATATCTTTCCCACGGGATTGCAAATGACTTATCCAATACTCCGTTGTTTAAACTTCTAATCGCTTCGTTTAATGCGTTAATTGTATAAAGTGTGTTGGATTGTTTTTTTCTATGTAAAGAGATAGTTCCTGATATTGCTTCATCTCCGTCATAATAATCCTCAACCATTTCTATATTATAAGTACAAATTAATTGTCCTGCATCGTCTTCATTTTGAAATACATAAATTTTATCAAATAAAATAGTATAAGAATCTATAATAGAATCAACAACAATATTTAACTTGCTGTGTGTTGTGAAGGTGCATAATAATTGAGTTTTCATTCTTTCATTGACCTTTCGAATGCATTTTTTTGTGCTTTTGGCCATTTACTTACATCTAATCCAAATTTTAGTGCATTAGCCATAAAAGTAGTTTGTGCCATTTCTAAAGTTGGTGATACACCAATACCTCTTGTCCTTGACTTAATTGTAAATAGTGGATACTCTTGAGGTGGTGGCCCCTCGTGTTTAATTTTAATCACACCATCTTTGGCTCCATCTTTATAATCTATTTGAATTTGTGATTTTATCGTGTCTTTCACTTGTTTTCTTAATTCATCTGTTGGGTTTTTTCTGTATTCTGATAATAATTGTTCAACTTCTCCACCAAACATTTTTACAATTGATTCCTCGTTTAATTGACTTGGTTCTGGTTGTGTTCCGTAAATTGTAATAAAACTATCTAAATTCATATCTTTATCCATACCTAATATTTGGTCAATATGAATTCCTTTTATAACATCTTCTTTCACAGCATTTTCAATTTCTGAACTATCACCAATCGCTCCCAAGAGTCTTTGTGTATGTCTAGTGTCTGTGTCTCTCATATTTTGATAAACTTCTGGATTGGTTTCTTTATACTCAGGTGAATTTGCTATTCTTGCTAAAACTTTTACATCATTACCTGTTCTTTTACCACTTCTACCAGCAACTCTTTCAAAAAAATCATCATCTAAACGACTTAAATATTTATCAGAGATACCTAATGATTTTCTATACTCTGGGTCGTTTTTGATTTTGTCAATAATATTTTTAACATTATCATCATCTTTCATTTTATCAACGGCTTCAACAATTGATTTATTTAAATCTTTTGTATAGTTTTCTATACTTGTTTTATCTTTAAATTCATTGACTTCTTTTTCAGATACCCCATAATTTTTTAAATCGTCATATAAATTGTCCATTGTTTCTTTATAACCACCATTTCTAATAAAAACTTTACCATCTTTTTTTAATGATATACCGACTCTTTTTCCGTCTTTTAATTTTATAAACATATCAGAAGAAGTTCCGTGTCCTTCAGCATTAATTAACTTTTTACCATTTGGCGTGTCCCATACTATCTCGTCAATATTATCTAATCCAAAAGTTTGCTCTATTGATTTTGTAGCTGACAATGAAGCTTTCACCCAACTCTTATCTAAATAAGTGTCCTTTTGATTTGCAATAGACATTAAATATTCTTCAATTTCTTCATATGATTTACCCTCTTTTAACATTCTTAGTGCTTTGTGAGTAGCTGCTTCTCCTGCTCTTGATTCATTTGTTCCTGCACCAACACCCTTTTCTGTTGGGTCTGTTGTTTTTCTTGTTAGTGCGTTATCAGTTACTTGGTGGTCGTTGTTTCTTAAACTGTCTGATTCTGTTTCTGCTGGTTTACTAAAAACATTTGGACCTGTTTTTGTTTGTTTATCACCAACTTTTATTAATTTTCCGTCTTTTGTTTGGTGTGTTGCTGGTTTTTTACCAGTTTTACTATAATAACCACCACCCAAATGTTTTAATCCTTTTTCAGAAGCTTCTGATTCGGTCATATTAGTCATAACTTCCAAAATAGTTTTTGTTGGTAGTTTCATATCTTTTAAAACTTCACTCAATATGAGCATATGTTTTGGATTATGTAGATTAATCATTCCGTCATCTAAACGAAAAGACCATTCTACTAATATTTTTTTAATTAAGTCGTTCATTAATAACCTACTCCGATTGAACCGGCTTGTGAACTTAAATCGTTCATATGTGATTTATTATAATATTCCATATATTCTTTGTTAAATTCTTTACTATAACGAACTTTTTTAACCGGTAGATTACCACCTAGTGCAACAAAGATAGTTAATTTGTCATCTCCGTCCAATACAAACAATCTACCTTTTTTATCTTCAACCACTACTGGTGGTGTAAACTTTTTTGGTGGTGTTGATTTTATTCCGTCATAAATTTCTTTATAATTAAATCTTTCTTGTCCGATTAAATTTGCAATATCTTTACCACTTTTTTTAATAGAAGGTATTTTTGAATTGTTTAATCTTGCTAATTCTTTTTCTGAAAGATATTCTAATTGGTCAATCTTTTGTAATTTTGTCAACACATCATCTTTATCTTTTGCGAACTCAGGCATAACTTCTTTAAATTTATTGTTGTTTAAATATTCGTCTGTAATATGATTCATTTCAACCTTTGTAAAAGGTCTAATATGACGATACTTGACCAT